GCTCCTTGGCCAGTAACCTGAAACACGTTGTTACTCATATTACTCGTACCCATAGGGGTATTAGTGAACAATCCATCAAACGAAATTGATGTGTCCCAGTTGCCAGCTCCAGGTCCATTGACAGTGACCTTCTGTCGGAAAGCTTGCACTATGGATTTACTTGTGACCAAATCTGGATAACCAGAGAGACGCCTCTCCTCATCTGGGAAAGGGTCAAGTGCACACTCCATCCACGAAACCGCTTCAGGAATGCAACCTACCGCCAGTGCGCCACGCTCTAAACGCTTTTGTGCTTTGAGTGCCTTTGCCGTCATATTTATAAAATTTCTTTTATTCCTCCATCCATCCTGAGAAATTTTATACCCTTCCAGCTTACCAGCATACCAGTCTAGCGTAGACAGATATGTTGGAACAGATTTATCCAAACCCTCACTCATCAAACGTGACGTGAAAGGGTGGCTGGTATTCACAACGACAAAACATATAGCATCACGGAACTGATTGTAAACAAATTCTCCATGACCAGCACTCATAAGCATAAGTGATATCATCTTCGACAGTTCTTTGTCAATCTCACGCGTTCGCGATAATGAATGACGAAAAGAATAAGCTAAACGGGGAAGCTTGTATTTTGGCACAAACAACCCAAGTTGTAGCTCATGTATTTTGAACCCAAGAAACGACATCCCCTCCAATGTTTTGGAGATGATGAACGGATCAAGAGTATACCCATACAAAGCGAAGGTTTTCACAACTACTTCCTTAAAGGTTTCATCAGAAACAGGAACATTATCACCACCTAAAACATCATCACCAAATATGTACGCATCAACCAGAACATCAACCTCGTCCTCCGAGAGACCAAGGTTGAAGAATGTGTGCGACAAAGGAAACGACATACCAATGATATTATCACCAGTGGTGGTGCCAGACCCCGAATTATTGCCCCAATGTTTGACTATTACATCTCCATTGGGAAGGACCAAATGACTTTCAACTTTGTTACTTGTCACCCAGGTTTTGTACTCGTCATCAGACACAAATGCTGATCTTATGGTTTGGACCTCCTCCATATGTGGAAAAAGCCTATCCCATCCGACCACATCCCATTCCCAGTACCGTTTATAGCGGCCCAGGCGGTTAACCATTCGCTGGACTCCCCCTTCATAGGGGTTGAATCCATAAGCACTCCACCAATGGTTCTTTATGGCGGCATTTTGATTACCAAATATGCGCTTATCATGCCATAGCATTGACAGGGGTTCTATAATAAACGTCCTCTGTTTCTTTTCTCCAATATACAGATCAGTCTCTTTGATCTCATTTTTCCCAGAAACTTTCCAAAGTGGAACCTCGGATAGAAGTCTGGGATCAAAGTATTCATCGAGAAGACCTGCTAACAAAC